CGGCCATCGTTAGGCATAACGTCTAAGTGCTCACGCTTGCTTTTGGCCACTGTAGGAACCAAGGTTAATTCATTTACAGGTTGATTAATCAATTGCTGTGCAAAACTTTTTTGTTTGTTGATATTGCCCGGTGTACCTGTTCCGCTATCGCTATGACTGAATACTCCGTACAATTTGATAACAGCAGGGGCACGACCTTCCATAGAATAAAACAAACTCAAATCTCTAGTTAGATGATAATGACGCAATTTTGGTAAAGCACGTGCTATTGGACCAGCTGACGCAAACGGTTTGTCGTTACCTATTACTCGTCCAGGATTGTTTATTTTAAAGTTTAAAAATTCTTTTATTTTATCTGATATTCCCGGAGCCGATTGAGCTTTTGTTACTAGCGATTGATCAAACAAACTGCTTTTTTTAATTTCAACACCTTGAGATGATTCAGCTAGCAACCAATCGCCGGATTCAAGAGCTAACAAAGTTTCTAGGATACCAGTAGCACGACGCAAACGTAGATCAAAGTCTACGTCTGATTCATAGTCACGAATAAACTGTTCATAATATTGTTGTGCAAGAGCAGGAGTATCTGCTTCAAAGCGATCTACTATCTGTGAGCCACCTGCTGGACGATCTGCGTGATAGATTTCATAACCTTTATTAAGACGATCACGCACACGGGCCATATGATCCATCCTGTTGCTAACTTGCTGATCAGCACGGGCAAGATAGTTACGTCTTAGTTTGTCACTGATTTCTTTTATTTTCATAACACATGGCCCATCTTTCTGAACCACGCGGCTGTGCCAGGTGTAACTGTTTCTGGAAGTGTCAGTAACCCCTTGGCCTGGTCTTGTTTGGCCTGTGCCAACTTACCTTCGCGGTCGGGGTCACCTTCTAATGCTTTTAATACTGAGGATACTGAATTTAAATCTGTGGCGTGTGCGCCAGGGTTCAGGAGTACTTTTGCGGCTGCTTCACGGGCGTCTGCGATCACTGTGTTGTCGTCCCTACGCATAACTTTGCCACTAAATGCATCTACTTTTACACCTAAAAACTTACCAATACTGTTTAATAAAATATACAACTGTGCGGCTTTGAAATTAGGATCATCGTAACTGCCACGAGGACCATGTTGATGCCAATCCGCTACACGTCGAGCATCTGCTATTACCATAATGTCTACCTGTGCGAATTGTTGTTTACCACCTGATGCCTGATACGGTACATCTATGTGAACATTACGTCCACTGAGTTTTACTTCATAACCTTTAGCGTGAAAGTATTGTGCTAGACTAATCTTAGCGGCTTTGACGTCATCTGTTTCGTATTGTTTAAGTAAGGCCTGTTCGTCAAGGAACAAATCAATGTCACCTGACTCAACTTTAAATCCAGCTGAGCCAATATCGGCCATGACCTGTTTTTGTAAACTACCGGGTAGCTCTCTTTTTACTGTGTCTACTACCGCAGGGACGTCCTGTTTAAGAACAGCGCCTGTGTTATTGAATACATTGCCGCCTTCATATAAGTACATTTTATTCCTTAAAGCCGGCTTGTTTATCTAAAAATGCCTTAAACGATTCGTGTGGTATTTTAGATCCCTTCATAGAAATCCATTCTCCACGATCGTCGAGCCCAAAGTCTGTGCCTTTGTATCTAACTATTAACGGTTCTTGACTTATAATACTTACGCCAGGTGCTAAGTCGTGTTGCTCAATGTCTTGCGGAGTATCATCGGCGTCTTTTTGACCGGGCTGTTGTGCCTGTTGCTGTTGTGCCGCCTGTGGGTTGGCCGCATAGTAAGCAGATGCATTTAATGTTTGTACATCTTGTTTGTCAGTAATTGGTTGATTATTACTGTCTAGCCAAGTTTTGCTAGCCGAATCAAAATGATAATCATTACCTTTGACATCTATATCAAGGTCTTTCTTAGGGAACCCATATTGACTAAGTTTTGATGCTGTTGCTCCTGTTGCGGCCTGTGCGCTTCGTCGAGCCATTGCCGCATTAAACATTTTCATAATATAATTGTCAGGGCTATTCTTATTAAGAGTGCCACCAAAACTAGCAGTTGGGTCTACAGTATCTATATCAACTAAAGGTTTTCCATTTTCAAATGCGCTAGGATATTGTTTTCTACAATATGCTAAAAGTTCTCTTTTATACACTTCGGGGTCATCCATATTAACTGCCGATGACATCTGTTTAAGATATTTGTTCCATCCTTGTAATTGTATATTTAAATTTTCGCCACCGGCTGCAGTACCTTGCGCGGCATTATATTTTTGTTTGATCCAATCTTTAGCGCCGCCGACTGCACGACCCAATTTGGAATTTTCTATATCTTGTATGGCTTGCTTAATCTGCGGGGCATACTGTTTATACTGATCAAGAAGTTTTGTTATTAATAATTTGTTTTCTTCAGGACTGCGGCTATTGTAGCTGTCCATATATCCTTTAAGCGCAGATCGAATAGCGGCTGGATATTTTTGTATTAGGAATTCATTATCCTTGGGACTACGACTATTATAACTTTGTTGATAAGCATTAGCCGCGCCTGTGGCACCAGCAATACCTTTTTCTATACCGTATCGATTATCACGTCCGGCAGCAGTAGCATCATTATAACTTTGATTATAACCTTGTATACCTTTTTGTATTGCACCAGGTACGCGACCAGCAACATCGGCAGCCTGGCCAATTTTTTGTTTTGTAGTATCGTATGCCTGGCCAATTTTTTGTCCTGCCGCACCAACCCCTTGTTTGATATTTTGTGCAAGGTTGCCAGCACCTTGCTTAACATCCTGCCAACTTGGGATTTTTTCGTCTAGTTGTTCCGGCTCACGGCTTTCGACAATTTCATTAATCTTCACTACGCATTCTCCTTACGCCGCGCTTGAATTTTTCTGGCTCTTGCGTTCGGATAGAATTAATCAATCTACGTTCAAGTTCGTCAGCCTGCTCTGGCTCATAATTTTCTTTGATGTAGTTAATTAAATTGATAGCACCTTGAATAACATGGCTAGCACGTGATTCCACAAGGTTTTCTCTGTCCTTATGTACTATCAGCGTGTCTAGTTCGTCTAGGATACTACGGGCTCGCTTTTGCAAGATATACTCCAATTATTTGTATATTTATACGTCTTTTGGTTAATCTTGTTTGCTTTTAATTGCGTTCAGCATCTGTTTTAGCTTTGTGCTTTCTACTGACGCTGTAGGCGGTGGTCCTGCATCTTTTTCAACACTAAACCCCGGTTTTGCACTGATATTCCATTGGTCTGCGGCTGGATTTACTGTGCTAGTAGTCTTGATATTGTTTAAAATATTCTGCGTTGGTTTATAACCACCTGAATTGTCTTGAGCATCAGGACCTGGGTCAGTAATACGCATAGTTTCAATGTTGTATTCTAAGTCTATCTTTTGTCCTACCCCGGTTGAACTACGCGACTTCATACATTGTAATTGATAACGTCCACGTTCTTTCATAGCACGGCTAGTAAAAATACCAAACACATTATCTGCAGTATTAATTTTACTGATACCACCTGCGATATGACTATGGTCAAATTCAATTTCTTCCACAGCACTACGATTCAACTGCGATGCTGTTACTAGTAATACGCCTAGTTCTTGCGACAAGTTACGCAATTCTTCTGCTACATATTTGTCTTTAATAAACTGGTCATTGGGATTAACTTTAACACTCACCGGCATCAGCAGGTCCAAATAGTCTACCATAACAAAGTCAATTTTAATACCTGTTTGAATTTGTACTTCTTTTAAATAACTGCGTATATCGTTGATGTTGCTCTGTGCTGGAAAGCTCTTAACACGATACTGTCCAGCTTTTTTGCCCACCATCTTAACTTTAAGCTCAGTGGTATCAATATCCTTGCGAATCTCTTTTGTGCCCATACTAGTTAACATAGCATCAGTACGCAAACTTACAAGCTCTTCACTAAGTTCTAAACTAATGTACACGCCACTGAGTCCTGCCTGTAGCCAACTTAAGGCAATGTTCATCATAACCAGCGACTTGCCCGATCCAGATCCACCAGCAAAGATATTAAGTTCGCCGCGACTAAATCCA